CATCAAGATTTAAGAGTTTATATGGTAAAGATGTTATTAATGCATCATTAGATGAACAGTTAGCATATGTTGTTTGGGAACTTGCAAACACAGAAAAATCTGCTGGAGACAAATTAAGAGGGGCAAAAACAGAAGCACAGGCGGCCGCAATTGTAGACCGATTGTATGAAAGGTCTGCTGGTAGAAGCACAAATCAAAGAATGTCTGGCGCAGGTACGCTTCTTGCAAGTTATAGACCTCGTGGTGGCTCTGGTGGTCCGATGGATCCTACAAGTACAAGTTATAGACCTGGTGGTGGCTCTGGTGGTCCAATGGCTTCTCAAAACTTCCCAGTTCAATCTCAACAAGAAAGACAGATGACTGAGGCAGTAGCAGAGGCAATAATTGAATCACCAAATCGTGACAATCAACAAATTGCTTTGATGCAATCGGCTGAAAGAAGAGAAATTCAATATCGTCAAGAAGACAACAAATATAGAACAGAAAGAGAGCAATTAGAAAAGCAATTCTATTCTACATTAGAAAATGGATATAAAAATATTCTGACTGCAATGGCAGGAGGATATGGTCAAGGTATGCCTGGTTCAGGAAGAAGTGCAATTCAGCAAGCCATTGCACCAGGAATGCAAAAGTTTGCCGAAAAAATATTTGGTAAACAAATGGGAGGACAGGTTGGAGGAATCTTTACACAATTAGTAGGAAGTTACTCAGACCAAATTATAGAAACAGTTATTGCACCAATGTTTGGTGGTCAATCAAAACAAGCAAATCGTTTCATAACCAGTCTTGCAAGTGGTAACAAGAAAAATGCAATGGAAGATTTGATTTATGGAATGACTGGTGCCGCAACAGGAATGAGAAGCGCACTTGGTTATGATGAAGGTGCGGCAAAAATTGCAAAAGAACTTGCGACATTAACTGGTACACCTTTTAGCCCACTATTTAATTTAGATAAAGAACAAAGAAAAGCACAAGATCAAGCAAGATTAGTTTCTGATCCAATCGTAAATGCTCAGTATGATTCTATGAATCAATTGGCTAACAGACTTACTGATCAAAGAGCAGGTGGCGGCACAATGGTTATAGCACCGAGTGGAGAGGTATTATCACCATCAGGAGCATCTAGTTCTTATTATACGGCATCGGGTATTCCATCATATGGGGGAGGTGGTGTAACCAGTGTAGCCACACCAGGATTTGGAGGTCCAGGTCCTTTAGGTGCAACAACTCAAGCACTTGGTAATTTGGGTGCATTGTTTTTAGGTAGAAGACTTGGTGTTGACACATCAACATTTGGTGGTAGTTTGGCTCAAGGAGGATTAACTACTGCGATACAAGCGGGATTAACTGGACAAAATATAATGACAGCCTTACAAGGCTACAATATGGTAAGTGGGCTAGGTCGCAACATAGCCACCGCCGGAGGAAGAATTTTTAGTGCAGGTGCCGCAGGCGGTGTTCAGCAAACAATTGGACAAGGAATGGCAAGTTTTGGTGGTGGTATGTCGCTTGGTGCTTCAGGTGGATATCAAAACATGGCTAACTTTGGAACTATGAATACTGCTGGTCAAGTAGGTTATGTTGCAGGTGTAATTGGTGCGGCCATGACTGCTAAATCAATTTCTGACGCATTTTCTGGTGGATATAAATCTGGTGTTGGTGATGCCGTTGCGGTGATTGGTTCATTCTTTGATCCAACAGGAGGTTTAATTGCTGGCGCAGTTGGTGGTGTTGTAAATCGTTTGTTTGGTCGTAAAGCACCAGAAGTTACTGATAGTGGTATTACCGGTACACTTAAAACAGATTCAGCATCGCTTAAAGGTTATACAGACATTCTAGAAAAAGGTGGAACATATCGTAGTGATAAACGATATACAAATTATAGCGCACTTCCTCCTGAGTTAGTTAAAAATATTGGCGATTCTCTCAAATCACTTACTCAAGGTATTAAAGACGCTGGTAAAATGATGGGGCTTGATCGTAGGGGTGCAACACAATCATATCAAGATGCTTACAATAAATTGCTTGCAGGAACATTTTCACAAGAAGTTAGAGTTTCTTTAAGAGGAAAATCTGAAGAAGAAATTAAAGAAGCATTGCAAAAAATGATTGAAGACTTTTCTGATGCTTATATTAGAGATGCATTTGGAACAGCCCTTGATAGATTTCAAAAAGAAGGAGAAAGACTTTTTGAAACATTTGATCGTTTGACAAAAGCCGCAGTTGCAATGACTGGCGTTACAGAAAAACTTAGATATAATTTTAGTCTTCTTAAACTTTCAGCAGACGAATTTGAAGCCGCAGCCCTTGCAGATAGATTCCTTGATATTGCTGGTGGTGTTGATAAGTACGCAAAAGATGTTCAATTTTACTTTGAAAACTTCTACACAAAAGAAGAGCAATTAGAATATGCCGCAGAAAAAGGTCAAGATTTAATGAGAAAGTCACTAGAATCTGTTGGGCTTGATGCTACAATGAGCGTTCAAAACTTGACTAACATGATGGGTGAAACATTTGAAGATGCAAGAAAAGCATATCGTAAGGTTGTAGAAGACTTCATTGCGGCAAATGGCGGCATGGAAGAAATTGTGAGAAAAGGTGATCCAAAAGTCATTGAACAACTTGCGAAAATGCAAGGAGAACTTGCACAAGAATATTTTGCTACAACAAGAGCAATGCAGGAACTTGATAGAATTAAAGGAACATCAAAAGAAGCATTGACTGGTGCCGCAAGAGCAATCTTTATGGCAGACATGGCTGCCGCAGGTAGATCGTTTGCAGTTGGTGGCATTACATCAGGACCTAAATCTGGTTATGGTGCAATACTTCACGGAACTGAAGCGGTTGTTCCTTTACCAGATGGTCGTGAAATTCCTGTCGAATTAAAATTCCCAACATCTGAATTGGGTTTGAATCGCACATTCATTAATAATATTGTTGGTAACGGAAATGCTTCAGTAAGATCAACACCAACAAATGTAATTACATCACCACCTCAAGCAACTTCAGGTTCAGCACCAAACAGAGTACTTTCTTCAGCATATTAAAAAAAGCCCCTCCGAAGAGGGGCGTCAAGGTTACAACAAGAAGAACTTAAAGGAGATAAAACAAATTAATCTTCAGCCAGTTTTTCAAAATAACTCAAACTTTCGTCATCGTCATCATTCCAAGGTGGTGTATCATCTTCAACTGTTTTCTTCTTTGCAGAAGATGTAGCAGTTTCAGTTTTCTTCACCGCTGGCTGATTTGGTTTCTCAGTCACAACAGTATCATTCTCAAGATTGAGAACCAAGTTTAGACGCTTCTTCAATTCATCATAAGATTTAAAATTCTTTTCTTCAAGAAACTCAGAGAGTTTGTATTCAGACTTCCAGATACGCTCTAGATCGTCATCATCTTCACTCAGAGTTCCTGCTGAATCAAATTCAGATTTGTCGTAGTTGGTATAACCTTCTACTTTACGAATCTTCAATTTGAAGTTAGCGCCTTCCCACAAGTCAAACGGATTGACTGGTGATTCATCTTCAAACTCAGGATTCATTAGATCGTTGAGTTTGTCGAAAATTTTCTTGCCAAACTTGAACAAGAATACTTTACCTTCGTTGTCAGGATTTGCTGAATCCTTAACAACATAGATGTTTGAAATGTATTGAAGTTTACGCTTTTGCTTTCTTGCAGTTTCTTTATCTGCTTCGATGCCAGAGTTCCAAAGAAGAGTATTGTACTCTGATACTGGATCTTTTTTGTTTAGCGTAGTGAGGGAGTTTTCAATGTACCATTGACCGGTAGGTCCTTGAAAAGAGTGTGAGAACAATTGTACCCAAGGCATGTCTTCACCTTCGGGCGATGGTAGAAAGCGAATAACCGCTAGACCATTACCTGCTTTGTCAACAGTCGCTTTCCAAAAACGATTGTCTTCATAAGACTTTTTCTCACCATCTTTAGAGTTGAGTTTGTTGACTTGCTCTGTCAACTTCTCCAAGTCTTTGTTGCGTGACTTGCGTAGTTCTGCGAATGAATTTGCCATATATTTTCTCCGTATGTAAATGTATTGAATCGTATGTTAATCTTGTCCACTATTTTCATGATGTACATTAGTATATAGTTGTTCAAGATTCTTTTTTGATAGACATAATGCACAAATTTTTCTCTTTCGCCACAAAGAGTTTACTTTTGTTTCACCATGTTTTTCAAAATGTTTTTCATTTTTGGCATGTCGAATTCCAAAAATGGCTGGTATTTTTTGCATAGTTGACTTACTCCTTTGTAAACTGGATCAGTAATCTTCTTGTCATACTTGATAATGAAACCCATAATTGCATTGAGTATGGTTAATGTTTCTAAACTAATTTCACCACGCAAGTATTTCTTTATGATGTTTGGATGATCACCATGATTCACACCAAACCAACTGTTTATCTCTTCGGCATTCCAACCATCAATGAAAGACATTTCATTTGTAAAGACATAGGTAAGAGATTGCTTTTTCTTTACCCACTCTTTGTAGCGATTCTCACATTCATCTGAGAGTAATTCTCCAACCCATATCTTTGGATCATGAATCATGTTTGCCACAAGAAAGTCTTCCAAATATTTGTCTTTTCGATTACCTAACTTTGCAAAAAATATTTTGTCCCTTCGTTTTAAAAACGAATCATAACTCACATTGACCTTACGATTATACTTGATGTAGTCGTATTTGTCAAGTGTAAAATGATTTTTTATGCCAAGGTAAATTTTATATGCATCAATTGCTTCCATTTTCATATCGGTAACTTAGCATTTTTTGTCGTAATCATTTTACCTTTGATTGCCTCACTCTCAATTACATTCTTCATCTTAGATGAGATGAGAGATGCGGCAGTTTCAATTTCCAAATTGTTTTGTTCACAAAAGAGTACAATCGCATCAATCATAGTAATTGGTGACTTTTGTTTCATCAAGTCTTTGATGCGATTTTCAAACTCTTTTGGTGTCAAAATATTTAATTTTATATTCATTTCTTTTTGGTCGGTGCCTCAGGTGCCTCTAAAGGTTTATGAGTAATTGCATATGCCAAACAAACATTATCCGTTGCTGGTGCGTATGCACATCTTACAGTAATTGGATCAATGCCCTTTCCAATTGCATTGTCAATATTGTTTGCCATGATAACTCTTTGTAAAAGAGAGTTTACTATAACCAACAATACAATGATCACGATACAAACTGCAATCATCATTCCAAACTGATTGTTTTTTTCAATTATAAATGACATTAGTTTTCCTTTCGTAAAAAATGTGTCTACCTATTTGCGTTACTTTTTGTAAGTTTCTCCAGTCAGGTCTTACATAGTCTGCATGGTAAAACAATGCACCTTGTGTTGGGTCCTCTAATCTTTCATAATTTACATAGAAGTTAATCGCTAAGTTTACAATCTCATTATACTTCTTATTATCTGTTTCTGTCAAGAGATTGGTGGTAGATATGCGATGTGGTATGGGTTCACACCACCATGAAAATTGACACACGATTCTTTTGTCTCCAATAATTTGCACTTGTGTTTTTTGTTTCACTACACTACAAATGTCATTTGGAAAATCTGGAGACTTTACACGATTCATGGTAACAAATGCCACGGCATATTGCCCCTCAATCGGTTCGTTTCTTGCTTCGAAATAAATGTTCTCTGCAAGACATGCGATATGTTTTTGTGTGTCTTTGGTCAATCTCGCAAAAGGTACATCGTATGTAACTAAACTCATAGCATGGGATATCTCTTTAGCAACCATACTTGAAACAAGTATTGCCGTAAAGATGAACATCCACATTGAAATCTTTTTTAGTGACTTCATGCATACTCCTTTTTTAAAGGTTAATTAAATTTGGTCTACAAAATCCGAACAAATTGCATGGCACTTGAGTTCTTTAATCTTATCAAGTTCCATAAATGTTTCAGGCATTACACATACGCTGATATCAGTTAATTTTTGTTTAGGATATGTCCAAATGTAGCCAAGGTTCGTGACGGCATATGCGTCACCTTCATGCCAGAAGAAATGATATTGTGAAGAATTCAAACATAAAAAATGTAATGCTTCAAGATTTTTAGCATGGATCCAGAGTTTATCGTTTCTGAGAAAACTCTCTGGAATTTCGTGTTGGGCGTTATCGTGTCCGAGATAGAATTGATTATTGATTCTCCATAGATCAATCTCACAATCATAACCAACTCGTAATGCATATTCGATTTGATCAGGACTATTCTCTAAATCTGTCGGACCGTTCGTTAAGCCTCTATGTGCGATTAACTTCATACTTGTCGGATGGAACACTCGGCCAGCGAATTACAATCAGTTCAACATCGGATAAAAACTCAACATCCGATACTTCATTAGCCTCGTATATCCACATATCTCCTTCTCTTAAAATTTGTTCAGATACTTTCAATTCACCTTTTACAATATAATTTAATTCTGTAGTAACTTTATGATAATGGGGGTATGTAGGTTCTCCTTGTTTATGTTTGTGATGACCTATTTCAAAAGATGTGTTTCTATATATGCTTGGGGAAAAGTTACCTACAAACCATCCTTTAAAATACTGATCAATGTTTGAAACTATCATTCTAGTTCCTGTACACGAATCTGGTGTCTTCCGCCATCAAAGGAAGTATTTAGCAAAATTGATAAGTAAGATTGAGCAATACTTGCATCAAATGATTTTGATGGAATCGCAAAGAAATTGGCGCAATTGTGTCTAATTGCCATCTCCATCGCAAAAGAATCATAGATTAATGCTGATCGAATGCCTTTAAATTTATTTGCACAAATGTTTACACCCTGTCCTGTGCGACAAAATGCAAATGCAAAGTCACATTCGCTTTCAAAAATTCCTTTTGTTGCCTGTGCAATGTAGTCTTTGTAATTACAGTCACGATTTACAATCGTGCCATAGTCAATATATTTGAGGTAATGCTGATCAAGAATTTTCTTCATCAACTCTTTCGCTTCATATCCTGAATGGTCAGAGCATAATGCGAGAGGCTTGTCACCAATGCGTTTGATAACATTGTTCTTATAAAATCGAAACTCATCAGGAGTTCCAAAGACATGCATTTTATCAACTTCAAATGTAGTGATTTTTTTGCCTGATTCAATGAATAGATTGTAGAGCGGTGCAATGTAGAATTCGTTATTTGTGCGAATGTCTTTCTCAATCATTTGTTCAGCAAAGTTACAAAACTCTTTGCCAGAACGAAATCCGTAGATGCCAACACATGCATCGCTACTGATTGCCTTCTTTTCTGCGGTTTCTACAACATAGTTACCAACTTTTCTTGCGTAAGAATAGTTCGTGCTATTTGATTTAAATGTAAGAATGATGCCATCGCTATCAATCTTATACATCTCTTGAGGATTGAATTGTGGTGCAAATTCAATATCAAGTGTGTGAATGACAAGTGGTTCATCATTGTCAATAAACTCTCTTGCATACAAACAACTTTCTACAGAACCTCTTGTCAAGTGATCAATGACAACAATGTTTACATCTGCACCAAACTTTTGGCGTAGAATTTCATCCATGCGAAAATTGTAAACATGTTCGTCACGAATAACGAAAGTCAGATTCACATCTTTGAGTACTAGACAATCAAGCGAAATATCAATCAAATGCTTGTCTTTGACATTGATCAATTGCTTTGGCACAGTAAAACCTTCTTTGACGAATCTACTACCAAGACCTGCCATTGGTACTAGAACATTAGGCTTTTTCATGTCGATCTCTTAGAAATTTTGTTGTTAATCGTTGCGACATTTCAGCACAATGTTTATCATCACGGCCGTGAATAATACCATACATGTAACATGCGGCAAAATGATCACCAGCACCAAGCACATTTGCACCAGTTAGATACTGATCAAAATTTTCAAAATGCGTGATTTGTACACCATGTTTGTATACTGTTGTTTGACATGGTCCATGTACAACAAGTCTGCGATTGAATTCTTTTGGCACTAAGTCTTTTTGATCTTCAGCAACAAAGATAAAATCAAACTCATTTGCAATTTCAAGCGAAAGTAATTTGCCCTCATTTTCTTTTGTGGTGCAAACATCGGCAGTCTTTACACCTTTCAATACTCTCACAATGCTTGGGCTATCTAATTCGTTGACATATGCAACATGCGACAACTTCGCTTCAACTGCATCACCAAGAAACATTTCAAACTGATTGAGATTTGAGTAATTGTCTTTTTTGTCGTTTTCGATTACGATTTTAGATTCGCCAAAATGCAATGGGCAAGTGTAAATGTTCAATCGCTTATCAATGCTTTTCAACGAACGCCACACATTCGCAATGCCACCAACATTTGTAGAGTGATAACCATCATGATAAATTTCATCAAAAGTCAAATGACCATAGAGTGCAAAATCGTACATTAAAACTTTTCCTTTCGATCTAATTCATATACTTTTTCTAAGTGTTCGTCAAAGTCATACCCTGGCAACAGGTTTCGATTACGCATCCAATCAAACAAATCCATTACAAAATTTTGTCCACCCATACCAAAAGAAGTAGTAGCAATCTTTCTCAGTTCGCCTGGTGCATCGCTTGGGCAAAATGAATAGTAAACTGCTTTCATAATTCTTGCGTCAAAGATATCATCGCCAGCATACGCAACTTCAGAAGGTGCAACTTCGTATTCAATACAAATATCTGCCAAGAATTCTATCTTATCTTTATGCACACCATCTGAAGTGCGGTTAACATAAACATCTATGTTTCTATTCTCTGCTATTGTAACATTAAAAGGGTCACCTGTCAAGAAGACAACTTGAATGCCTAATGCACGAAATCGTTTAATGGCAGTCCAATCTTTGTCACAGAAAGTCTTCATGCGAACATTGCCTTGACGATCATAGTATTTCTTGCCATCGGTAAGAATACCATCAACATCTAAAATTAATAACTTAATCATCTTCGCCCCAATACTCTGTGTATGCTTCACCAACATTGTAGTGATATTCTTCCAATCCGTGCTTCGGCCATGATAAACTTACTTTTGGAAATGGTGCAAAGACTTTATTGCGAATACGAAAATCTTTTGTCAATGCTTCATTCTTTCTTGGCGCACGATCAACTGTAAACTCTAATGGATTATCTATATGCTCTTGAATGCTTGGATCAAATCTTGCATAATAGAATTGACCAAGATAAGTTTCTGCTCTCGTCTTGTAACGATAGTCTTGATCCATACCACGATCAATATCAAATGGTATGTCAAAAACTTTTTTCACATCTTCAGTTCTACCCCAAAACACATGGTCTCTTGGATGATATGGAAAGGCACGATACATGCCCATGACAAATACTTTACCATCTTCATGACGCTTTAACCAATAGTCGTACATTTTTTGCATGTCACGAATCAATTGATCAGTACGCATCTTAACACAATAGTAACC